TTCTAAAACATCCATTTGCTCTTTGAGGTCTGTGTCTTCAGCTTCAAACATGCGCTTGTTGTCGGCACGCTTGTCTCTGATCTTGATGTAGATTGAGGTTAGCTTACCTAAATCTAGGGGGGTTGTTTGTTCTTGAATTTCTTCAATCATCTAATTCTCCTAATGGTTAAGTGTGTGACAGTAGCAGTTCACATGAAGCAGTGTTTCGTCCTACGAAATGAAAGGAAGCCAGTGCAACGGCGCTAACCCGTTACCCACTACTGCCACACAAATACAAGTGTACTCTAACTTTTTACATTGTCAAGAGTTTCCGAAGAAATTTCTTGCTTGTATAGATCAATTACTTTTTGGTGGTTGTTGATGTTGCCCTGAAGCATCGTGTACATCTTGGCCTCAATAGGGCTACCCTTGATGTGCACCACAGTCATGTTGTTGACTTGCCCGGGGCGGTCGATACGTGCGTTGGCTTGCAAGTACGTTTCAACACTTGTGCATGGAGCATACCAAATGATTGTGTTGGCGGCAGTTAGAGTTAACCCGTGTGACGCCGCCTTCGGTTGAATGATTAATACTTTTGGTTCAGGTTGCTCTTGAAATCGCTTGACAATATCTGAGCGTTTGTTTACAGGAACCGAGCCGTTAATCACGTCGCATGTAATGTTGTGTTTTAGCAAATGCTTTTCAAGTAATTCAATCGTATGCGTAAACGGCACAAACACAAGCACCTTATGGCTTGACTCTTCAATCACCTCTTGCACCACGTTGAGCCTACTGCTCACATCAAACTCAACCACTTCGCCCGTATCCGTATACACCGCGCCTCCAGCTATTTGCAGAAGTTTGTTAATTTGTACGGCAGCATTAACTGCTGATACTTCTTCGCCAGCAGCCTCAATGAGCATCTGCTTCTTCAGTATGTTGTAGAACTTTAACTGCTGCGGTGTTAATGGTGCATCTCGCTCAACGAACGTAACAGGCGGCAGATCAAGGCAGTCGGCTTTCTCAAACCGAATAGCGGGTTGCAATGCTTTGTGAACGATGAGTTGTGCAGTTGGTTTGGGTATCCACTTGTACATAGTGAGCTTCATCATCACTGTGTCTCGGAACTGACCAAAGAAAGGTGACACGCCCTTGGGGTTCACAAGCTTTGCCAATCCGTAAGCATCCACAGGCGACTGCGCGGCAGGCGTACCAGTCAACATCCATAGACCCTTAATAACTTTTGTTAGGTCTCGTAGGTCTTTCCAACGCTCGGTCTGCGCATTCTTATAGGCTGACGCTTCATCCACTACGATGAGGTCAAACCCACCCGCCATGATTTCTTTCTTGACGATGCCAACGCCATCGAAGTTGATGATGACAAACTCGGCACCAGTATTCACAATCTCCTTACGCTTACGTGCGGCTCCATAAGCGACTACTACGGTTCGGTGAATGGCAAACTTAAACAAATCGTTTTGCCAAGCCGACTTCATGATCGACAAAGGGCAGATCACTAATACACGCTTCACTAATCCAATAGTCATCAGGTAATCAACAGCCCAAATGACTGATGCTGTTTTACCTGTACCCTGCTCGTTAAAGCAAAACGCCTTGCGGTTTGTTGTTAGGAATTCTGATGTTGTCTTCTGATGCTCAAACGGCGTGAACCCCGGAGGACGAGGCCACGTATACTCTGATAGGTTCATTTTTTCTTACGTTCCTTGGTGCTTACTTCTGATACTACTTTGTGGTTTGAGCCACGTTTGAATGATCGGTTGGCTGATGGGGTTTGAAGTTTGGTTCCGTTTTTGTTGGAGCCACCTTTAGATAGTGCCTTGATATGAGCAACATCTTTGCCTTCGCGCACGTCAGCGCGTCCGTCGTTATTTTGGTCTGCATTCTTTTTATCTATGCCTTCTCTAGCACGCTGACGCTCTAAGCGAGCTGTGCTTTCACCACGCTCAATCTGCTGCTGATATTCTTTTTTATATGGTCGGGGTTTGTTTACGTAGGGCATGTTAGTTCCTGTTGTATTCACATTCTCTCACTGAGCAAAACTTGCACAGTGGGCCTTGGATTGGATTCCATACCCCATTTTCTAACGCCGCCTCAATTCTTGCAACATCTCGGGCAGGGGGCTCAATATATTTCTCTACCATTTCTGAGTAGTGCGTAGCCCTCACGAATTCCTTGCTGACTACAAACAAGAGAGCCGACTTCACCCTCTTGATCTCCGGAAACTTGGCGAATAATCCACAAGCGACAAGATCCAGTTGCTTCACATCCGCATATCTCGCACTCTTGCTCGTCTTGTAGTCTATGGAGTGCGCCGTCCCCGTTGTCCGATTGATAATCACTAAATCCGCTACCCCATGCCACCATACATCTGGAGCATCGAAGTCGCACGACTCTAAGTTCTTCGTCAACCCAAGTTTTACTTCGCATAACTTATCTCCGGGGATCTCTTTTAAGACGTCTAGGGTAGCTTGCATATAAGCAAACTGTTCAGGGATCGGGGTTCCGTCTCGGATATATTCTTCCGCTATAGTATGTGCTGTCTTTCCATACAGTGTTGCCTGTGTGTCAGGTTCAACAATGTCCTTGGCTATCTTGGTGTGGTAGTACTTCTTAGGGCACTGTTGAAATGTTTTCAGGCTACTGAATGACCAGACGATACTCATAATGTGCGAACTCCTCTTTCCCCATGTTCAAACCGAGCGCTACGTGCGGCGGCATAGGCATCATAAACCTTTGGGTAGTATGCCTTCACAGTTACATCGCGTGTCTCAATAACCCAATCGTCACCCGACATGTTCCAGTCTGGGTCTAAGTCTAGTAACTGCGACAACATAGAACCACCTTCTACTTGTACTCCCGCAGGTGAAAAGAACGCCCACTTTCTAACCAAGCCCTTGTGGTGCTGAATAATAGGATGAAGGTACACTTTCATTTGTGTGGCCTGTGGTATGTCAGAAAGTAGTAGCAGTCCACGTACCGGTTCATACGCCCCTGTGTTACCTGAATCATTAAAGTGCGGTAATGCGCTACCAAAATCTAAAAGATTTGTGTATTTTCGTTCCTCTTTTTGCAAAGCAAACTTATCACCTTTTACCTCTACATAGATACCACCATTTGCATCGGGTCGGGGGTGAGGCAAAAAGAAGTCAGGTAGATAGCGAATAGTTTCGGTTCTACCATTTGCAAAGATTTCTTTCTCGTAGCCTTCGCTCTCATATTCCCACTTTATACCCAAGGTGTCAAAGAACACAGCCCATCGTGCTTCCAACCTTGAGCGAAAGCGGTAGCCCTTGTACATGGTTTCGATTGCTTTAATATGATTCATTCTTCATCCCATATATCGTTAGGCCAAACTAGCACAGGGGTTTGTTCACCCAAGTAGCCGCCTTCAATGTTGAACTCAATAAACTCACGAGCTTCCTCGGCATCCATACCATCGCGCTTCATGAGAATATCCCGTATCTTCTCGGCGTCGTAAACCAATACGGATACCATAGTACTGTCACGCCAAATGCTTGCGGGCCCAATGATTGCTTCGTCATATCCGTCGTACTTAATCATCCGTTTTTCTCCTTGAGTTTGGCTTCAATGGCTTGGGCAAATTCAATTAAGTCAAGGCTATATGAGTTTGGCACTATGTCTTGAAACTTGAGTATTTCCTCATCCGTCAAACCAGTCCAAGGTCGCTCAATAATGTCATGCCCTGCTTGCGCATAGGCTTCGGCTCTCCACATAGCGGCTCGGTTTTTGTGGTACTCACAGTGTGGGCAGTCAGTCATCGCCTAGTACCCCTAACTTTTTTAGCGCAGCGCGTAATCCTAAAAGACCACCTACTCGTTGGTCATTGATAAAGATTTGGGGCATCTGCCTTGCATCGGGGAACTCTTTAAGAAAGTTGGCAAGCCTGTCTCCAAGCTCAATGTCTACCTCGTTGTATGGAATGTTTTTAACTGTCAACAGTTGCTTTGCTGTTACGCAGTTAGGGCAATTCTCTCGTGTATAGATAGTGACGATCATAGTGGCGCATCCTCATGGTTATCGGGGTTGAACTTGGGTTGTTTAGTTCCCTTGTCCTTGGGGTTTGGAAATGGGGGGAAAGGCCAAGTCATGCTTGCCCCCTTGCTTCTTGGATACTTTTCACGATCCAAATCTTTGCGTCACTACCTATCCAATCATCTGCGTTCCAAATTATCTTTTCACACTCTTTGCGCTCGGCAGAAGCGACCAACTCGGCAAAGCGAATAACAACCGGATCATGCCAATTGGTGTCATGGCTCGGATCGTTACTCGCAACTTTCCACATGTGTTCAATGTCTTCTCTGTTCATGGCTTCTCCTTTAACACAGTTTCTAATTTATCAAGTGCCTTGTCCCAACTGTCGTAATCGATGCTGTTGGTAAACGAATTAACTACGGCCTTAGCCGCAGACTCAACACGTTCTAGCCTATCCATACGCGCTCGCATCAGCCGATTCTCAGTTTCTAAGTCGGCGATGTTCAAATCCATTTCTCTTTCTGCATCTGTCATAAATCATCCCACCCCTTCTTCATTAGCGCTTCGAAGTCTTCGTCAGCTTTTATGTCTTGATATATTAGCTCCGTAAACTGCATCAAGCTGGCAAAGTCACCACGAATCTCAATTTCGTCAATGTCTTTTTCTTTTTGGTCGTTTGGGAGTAACCCCGCCAATACAGCAAATGAAACGACAGTACTAAGCCTAACTCTTGAAAACTCTTTATTAACATTCTCCATAGCTTGCTCCATATCCTGCTTCGCAGTTAAGTGGTAACTCCATACCCCAATCCGGGCGGGTGCGCATGCACATCTCAACGTATTCCTTGGCAGTTTCAACTTCTGCTTCGGGTGCAATACAAGCAATAGCATCATGCACAGTCATCACGACTCGGTACTTCTTTGCAACCATTAGCATCTGCTCACCGATCACAATCCGAGCCAAGGCTTGACACACGTTCTCAATTACCTTGCCACCATAAATACGTGTTGGAATAATTGCTTTGCCCTTCTTGGTGTCATACACCAGCTCGGATTTCCCTTCCTCGTTCTCTACTACACGCAGGTTGGGATAGCGTAGGTAAAGCGTATTAGGTAATAGGATGCCGTCACTACCCTCAATCTTTAAAATACCGCCTCGCCCAAGCGTTGTCTGCTGATTCTGTAATACTGCTTTGAGTGCTGTCGCCGCAGATTTCCATAGCTCAGTAATTTTCGGATACGTTGCGCGGTACGTGTCGATAATCCTCTTTGATTCATCCAACGTAATCGCCACATTAAAGTTTTTGAGTTGCGCCTGAAACTTTGCCGCGCCCATGCCGTATCCGCACCCAAGGATGGTGGTCTTTCCAACGAACCTTTCGTCTTTCGTAATCTCCGTGACGCCCTTGCCATAGATAGCAGATGCCATGATTTTGTATACATCTTCGCCCCGATCAAATGCGTCTACTAAGTCGTCTTGTTCCGCAAGCCATGCGAGCGTACGGGCTTCAATTTGTGATGAGTCTGAATCAATCATCATGTATCCGTCCGGGGCAATGATTGCCTTCTTCAGCGGTGAGTTGCGTTGTAGGTTCTGCAGATTTAACTTGTCGTCCCCACCCCACCGCCCTGTGTGTGCGGCATAGTAGCGTAGGGGTACAGGCAGTGAGCCACGTTCAGAAATACCAAGAAACCTTTCAGTCCTTGTTTCTTCTATCGTAGACTTAGTGCCCAATCTCGCTGCCACTAAAGATTGAACCTGTGTGTTCGGATGCTCGAGCAGTGCCTTGAACTCTTCGTCTGTTTTAGAGAACGCATAGGTTTGTTTGCCGTTTGCGGGGCTGACCTTCATCGGTGGCGATACACCATAGCCTTCCAAGATAACCGCAAACTTTAAGTTGCTCATCAAGTCATCTTTGTCAAAGTTTTCGAGCAGTTCTTCCTTGCGTTGCTTCTCTTTCAATAAATGATCTTTAATAAGGTCTCCGTTCAACTGCAACACAGGGTCGGTGAACATGCGAACAGTCAAATCAATCAGGCGCAACTCGATAGCAGGGAAGCCAGCAGACATTGCGTTAAACAATTCCCACGTAAGCGTAACGTCGTTCTTACAGTAATCTCCGTAACGCTCTAACTGCGCGGGGCTGAAATCGGCACGACGCATACCTAATGCGTCACCAACCTCTGTACCCTTCTCGCCAAGGCCGTAATAGTTCGACAGCACCTTCAAGCTACCGCCTACTTGCGTACCATGCAAGGCTCTACCCATCGACAAAGTATCAAGCCAACCTTTGGGGCTGAGTCCGTAGACCCACTTTAAAATTGCACCATCGAACGGGGCGTTGTGCGCTAACGCCAAACTGTTTGCCCAATCGAATCGGGTAAGGAACTGGTGCATGGATTCACCATCGCCACTGAACCATTCGGGCTCACCATCGTTGATCTGTACGGCTACGCCAATAGTTTCGAACTGTGGGCTACGAATGTATTCCTCAGTGGTAACTTTTGTTAGGGAGAACTCACGAGAATAATATGTCTCGAAGTCAATCGTTAGGATGTTCATTCGGTTCTTTCAATAACTTCATCATGCCTGTGGCTGTTTCTAGGTCTAAGCCTTTGGCTAGGGTCATGCTTGTTCGTTTGCCTTGAACAAAGTCCCATCGGTATATGGTGCATTTGCCATATCTTCTTTTCATGTGGTACTCAGTACGATTAAGCTCTGCATACGTTTGCCCGAACAACTTATCTAGCGCGGGTAGTAGTTGGTTGACTAACTGTTGTCGACTAATTGGCATTGCACTCCTCAATGATTCGTTCTAGGTAGGCATAGTTGTCTTCACGTATGATGAGCGAGTACCCGCCAGATGCGTTAATCAGTTGTAGATTCTTTAGTTGTAGGGCGGTCGCTTGACCCTTACCCGCTTTGGCTTCGATCGCTAGGAACTTGCCATTCACGCAACACAAGAAGTCGGGAACGCCACTGTTGCCGTAGCCAGTGCCTATAGGCATAGCGTAATAAACATCGTAGCGTTTGAGGATTGCCTTGATCTTTGCCTTGACCTTGGCTTCAGGTGTCGTTGCC